CGACCGAAGGCCTGACGGACTACGCGATCGACTACGATCGAGCGATCGTCTACGGACCGTCGCTCCGGCGCTATCAGGGGATGCTGATCGACTACACCGGGGGATATTCGACGATCCCCTACGATGTCGAGCAGGCGACGATCTCGATCGCGACGAGGCTCTACCGCGGACGGCAGCGCGATCCGGGAGTCTCCAGCGAGTCGCTCGGCGGATACTCGTACTCGCTCCGCTCTGGATCGGAGCTCGACGCGGAGATGCGCTCGATGCTCGACCCTTGGAGGCGATTGCGATGAGCATCGAGGCGCTGATCGCGCGATTCGGGATCGACCTCCACGTCTATACCCCGGTCTACACGACGGGAACGGACGGCAGCGTCGTCCGGACGTTTGGGCGCGTCGTGTCAGAGCGGGGATTCATTCAGCCTTCGTCGCAGGCCGAGCCATTCACGCAGGGTCGGCAGGAGGGTCGGACGAACGTCCAGATCTTCTTCCGTGCCAACGTAGAGGTGCCGATTGATGCCGAGATCCGAGATTCGACGAGCGTCGATACCGGGTGGAGGGCTTGGCGCGTCACGGGATCGACGAACCCGGGCGAGCTCGTGCAGACTGGAGCGGCTCCTCATCTCTCGATGACGGTCGTCGACGCGGTCGAGATCGAGCCGGAAGTCGCTCCGGAGCTCGGTATATGAGCGGCGCGAAGTTCGACAAGGCCGCGATCTCCTCGACGGTCATGGGCGGCATCGTCAAGGGTCTCGCGTCGACGCAGATCGGCGCGAGCAGGCTCGTCCGCGCGACCCTCTCGAGGCCCGGCATGGGAACGCTCTACCGTGTCGGACAAGGCGCGAAGGGCGGCAGGAATCTCCGCGCTCGTGGATTCCATCGGGCATCTCTGCCCGGATCTCCTCCCGCGGTGAACACGAATCGGCTCCGGGCCTCGTGGAGCGTCGAGCGCGTCTGGGGAGGAGGACGAGATACGATCTCCGCGGTCTATCGGCAGGGATCGACGGCGATCCTCCGGTACGGCTCGAACGTCCCCTACGCTCGCTTTCTCGAGTTCGGCACTCGCCGGATGAAGAAGCGCCCGTATCTCAGGCCGACGATGCCGAAGATCGCGGACATCTCTCTGAAACTGATCGCGGTACAGGTCAAGGCCGCGCTCCGGGAGGCACGATGAGCAAGGCGATCCTCGACGCGGTGAAGACGCGCCTCTACGCGACGGCGAGCCTCACGGCGCTCGTCGGGCAGAGGATCTATCTGAACTCCGCGGACGCGAACAGCATCCTCCCGCTCGTGATCTTCACGGCTCCCGAGGTGCGGACAACACCGTACTTTGGCAGCGTGACAAGGCACGAGATCGACCTCGAGTTCCAGATTCAGTACGGGACGAGCTCGGGCCTCGACACCTATAACGTCGCGGATGCGATCGCGACCGCGCTCTTGACTCCGATCACCGTCTCCGGATTCGACGCGGCCAGAGCGACCCGGACGGCGAGGGGCGTTCCCTCATTCAACGATGACGGTTGGACGATGATCGAACGGTGGCGCGTCGTCGCCCACGACATCTAAGGAGCTTCTCATGGCCATCGACAGATACCTCGTCGGCAGCGACGGAAACGTCTCTTATGCGCTTGGAACTGGAACAAATGCCGTTACACAGTCCCTCTTCAAGGTGAACTCCTACGCGGCGACGCTCTCGCGATTCGCGGCGGATCACACCTCCTTCGGAGACACGGGCCGACGCATCCGGCTCGGAATGCTCGACCTTCAGGGGACGCTGAACTGCATCGTCGGCGTGAACTCGACGGCGACCTCGACGGCGACCGCGATCTTCGACAGCATCCAGAACACATCCGCGACCCGCCCGGCGCTTACCCTTGCGATTTACGATGGAACCGGAACGAACGATGCGAAGATCGTCAGCAACGCGGCCTTCTCGTCGTTCGCGTTCAACTCGAACGCAGCAGGCGATGCGACCGTCACGGTGAACTTCCAGAACGCGGACGGCGCGGCTCCCGTCGTGACTTGGCTGACCGAATGATCTCGGAGACGATCTCGCTCTTCTCTCCCTCCTCGTCGGACTGGATCGTCACGATCCAGACGAAGGACGGGCGCAGGATCACGCGCCGGGTCTCCCCGAGCAGGATCGACGAGGAGACCGCGGTGCGATCGGCGCTGAACGCGAGCGAAGTGATGCTCGTCGATCTCGACTACTACATGGCACGGAGGGCCGACGATCGCTCGCTCGTCACGAATGGCGACGAGTTCCTCGCGGCGCTCCGCGCGAAGCGGAGATAGAAGAATGGCCGTTCATCCGATCGACGTGACGCTCCCGGACGGGCGCGTCGTCACCGCTCGCCCTCTGACGATCCGCCAAAGGATCGCGCTGACCGCGCAGCTCGCAGAGGAACGCGCGAGCATCGCGCGACGGAACGCGGAGATCGCAGGAGAGCCGAACGTCCTCGCGTCCGTCGAGAAGGCCCGGAAGGAGGCGCTCGTCGCTTCCGCGCTCGTCCTCGACTGCTACACGCTTGCCGGAGCGATGCGCGTCGTCGAGGCCGCGTCGGAGTTCCCCGAACTCATCGGAGACGGACTCGAGCCGAAGGCTCTCACCGAGCTCGCGCTCAGGCTCCTCGGATTCGGCAGGGAGGACGAGCGCGAGGCTCCCGCGGGAAAATGACGGCTCCCGCGGCCCCGCCGAGGCCGCGGGACTGGCTCGCGGAGGCTCACCTCATCGCGCGGAGCGCACCCGGCCTTGGCAATCCGCTCGACCTCACTTGCGCGGAGTTCGAGGCGCATCTCGTCTTTGCCGCGAAGGGATTCGAGTCTCGCTCGGAGGCGGCGACTGATTCCCGCGACTGGGCGCGACGATATGTGGAGCAGAGCATCCGATGAACGGTGGCGAGATCACCATCTCCGTCCGGGCCGACTACTCCGAAATGGAGCGCAGTCTCATCGATGCCGAGCAGAAGGCAGCGCAGGCCGCGGAGGGCGCGGCGAAGCAATACGAGTCGAAGTTCGGCGCATGGCTTCAGAGGTCGTCCGGGTCGATCCAGAAGAAGTTCGAGGGGTTCATCAACCCGATCCAACTCCTCGACCGGGTCGCGGACTTCGCGGAGACGGCAGGCGAGGAGGGAATCGGGACGGCGCTCGACAACCTCGCGAAGTCGACTCCGATCATCGGGGCCGCGTACCGGATCGGCACGTCGATCGGAACGGCGCTGATAAATGCTTTCGGCGCGGAGACGAATGAGCAGTTCGCAGAGCGCGTTGAGCAGGAACTCGCGGACGCGCAGAAGAGGGCCGACGCGCAGCGCAAGATCGCGCAGGCGCAGGAGGCCGAGGCGCGGACGACGTTCGACACCGCGAAGCAGGCCGCGGATGCCGAGTTCGAGCTCGCCGTCCGCAACCTCGAGCGCGAAGGCGAGACGAGGGCCGCGATCTTCGAGAGAGGCCTCCGAGAGGAGCAGAGGCTCGAGACTCAGATGCGGCTCGAGATGGCCGACGCGGACAACGACGCGCAGCGTGACGCGATCCGCAGGCAGTATGAGGCCCGGATCCAGATCAACGCCGACGAGACGCGGGACAAGATCGAGCGCGAGGAGAAGGCGATCGCGGATCTCGCGGCGAAGGAGGAGCAGGCGAGGCTCTCGTCCGAGGAGAAGGAGCGGCAGGCCGCGGAGCGGATCGCCGCTCAGAAGGCGAAGGAGGACGAGGAGGCCGCTCGTCGGGCGCAGAAGGCCGAGGAGGATCGTCTTGCCGCGCAGGAGCGGGCATTCGAGGAGGCGACGAGGCTCGAGGAGGAGCGGATCTCCTCGCAGGCCGCGGGAATCACGGGCGCGAACACCGCGCTCGGGACATTCCGATTCGACGCATATCCCGACGCGGACAAGCGAAGGAACGATGACCGGATGGTGAGGGCGCTCGAGTCGCTCGTCTCGACCGGAGGCTCTGGAGGATTCGTCTGATGGCAGTCGAGTACGTCGAACTACAGGAGACGCGAGGCTACTCCGAGAGCGGAGGGCGCGTGACCGCATCGCGCAAGTTCCGAGTCTGGGACGATGCAGCGACCCTCACGACACCGAAGGCCGTGCGCGATCTCTTCGGATCGACGCTTCCTGAGGTAGGTGAGTTGTTCCCCGAGGAGAAGGTCATTTACTGCACGGCCTACTCGATCCGGAGCGTCCCCGATACGCTCGGAGTCTGGGAGGTCGACTTCACCTACGAGAACTCAGAGCCGGGCGAGAAGCTTCCGCAGGAGGAAGGCTACGTCCAGATCACGATCGACTATGCAGCGGAGTTCCGCGATCAGTACCGGACGGGCGTGACGATCCCGACGAATGGCACGGCGACTGGATCCGACTGCGGAGGGACAAAGATCGACAAGGCCGGAGTGCCTCTATCCGTCCTCGTTCGCATGAGCGACATCACGATTGTCGAGACGGTCTCCGCGGCATCGTTCCCGGATCGCAGCACGAACATCCGGGCCGCTCGAGGCCGGAGGAATCTCGTCGCGTTCCAAGGCGCTCCGATCGGGCAAGTCCTCTACACGGGCGCGACGGCGACTCGCATCGGCATCGAGAAGTTCCAGATCACCCATCGCTTCCGGCAGGACGAGCAGTACCACATGATCCAGAGTCCGCGACGGAATCAGCTCGGGCAGGTTCAATGCACAGCCGACGCGCAGTCGGTCTTCCGCGCGGACTACGTCGACCTCGTGCAACCGTTCCCGGGCTTCGCGAACTTCAACCTCCTCTCGGAGAACTTCTGATGGCGAACGAGATCACGCTGAACCTGAAGATGGCCGTCGACAAGACGTTTCTCCGGCACTCTGAGAATCCCGGCACGATCAACGTCGACATGACCGGCAGCACGGCGATCGGCGGCGCTCAGGCGATCGGAACGAGCGCGGAGGCGATCACGATGACCGATGTCGCGTCTCCGGGCTACGCGTACTTCCGCAACCTCGGGCCGACGAACTTCGTCGAGATCGGTACTGGCACGACGACGTTCGTTGCCTTCGCGAAGTTGAAGGCAGGCGAGGCGATGATCACGCGCCTCTCTACCGCGGCCCCGACCGCTCGCGCGAACACCGCCGCGGTGAACCTCCAGTTCTACATCCTCGCGGACTGATGCCTCTCCCACGCTTCACATCCGGGCAGGTCGGCAAGCTGACGTTCGCGCATCTGAACGAGGCGTTCGATCGCATCGAGAACGTCGACCCCGAGCTCCGCGCGTCGGCATCTCCGATCCTCGGTCGCGTCATCCTCGCGAGGATCACTGGGCAGAGCGGGAGCGGCGCGTCGATCAAGGGATCGTTTCAGGAGGTTGCCGTCGACAATCCGACCGCGACCTCTCTCTCCTATTCGGTCGTCGAGGGCGGAATCACGTCCGCGACATCCGCGGGGACGTACGGCGCTCCGATCGTGTTCCCGGTCTCCGCGATCGGAACGGTCGTGCCGATCCTCGCGCACGTCGCGGTGAACGGCGCTCTGTACTTCCGAGAGTGTTCCGCGGCGGCAGCGAGCGCGTCGGTTCGCGTCGGGCGCGTCAAGACCGCGACGACGATCACGGCGAACGCGAAATGGCTCTACACGCTCACCGACATCGCGGTCTTGAACATGGCGACGGCGCAGTACGTCGCGACCGGAGCGGCTGACTTTACCGCGCTGAACGGATGCGAGGAGGCCGTCGACGTTGCCGCGCAACGAAACATCGGAGTCGGGACGATCCACCCGGTAGGATCGACGGCGACGAGACAGGCGATCAAGGTCGATACCGTCGTGACGTGCATCCCGACCGCGGGAGGATTCGTCTTCTCGATCCCGAACGGCTACTCCTTCGTCTGCTCATGAGCGCACTTCCATCCGACATCAATCGTCTCGACCGATACCGCCCACGCCGGCGGATCCTCGCGGTTCTCGCGAGGACATCTGCGATCTCGGTCTACGAGGTGCCGAGCGGCAGGACGCTCCGGATCGACTCGATCTCGGTCTGCAACGTCGTGACGACGACGGCGACGTTCCGGCTCCACATCGTCGCGCCCGGCGAATCGCCAGCGATCTCGAACGCGGTCTATTACAACCTCCCGCTCCGAGGCAACTCGACGCTCCTCGATGATTCGGTGCGGCATCTGACGGCAGGCGATCGGATAGCGATCCATTCCGACACCGCGAGCGCGATCGCGATCCAGATCCACGGGGTCGAGGAGTGAGCGTTGACGCGGCCTCGGCCCTCTGCTGCTGCGATGTCGCTCCTCCGGTCTGCTGCTTCCCGGATGCGTCAAAGCCTCTCGAGGTGAACTTCACGATCAGGAGCTCGGTATTTGCCGGGACGACGGAAGTCGCGAGAACGCTCGTGAGCGGCCAGATCGCGACGACGATGCTCCGTTCCGGATCGAGCAGCTCGTTCGTGATGCGCTCGAGCGGTGGGACTGCCGCGCTCAGGTACGAGACATTCACGCGCGTCTCGAAGGCGGCGAACTGGGGCGACTCGTGCCCGGGATTCCCGAACTACTACGTCTGCCCACCGTGCAACGAGTTCGTCGAGTGCCAATCGTTCGAGTGGGTCTACAGCGGA